ACAACCAAAATTAAAAACAAAAAATATTAATACTAACCAAGTTCACAAATACTCATACGTAGATTAGATAACATATACTTAGTTATTTTATCCTTATTTTTTCTTTTCATTTTATTCAAAAATAATTCAGAATTATACACACCGTCTAACATATTGTTTGTTTTATAGTTTTTCTTAATTAACTCACAAAAATCTTGTTGGTTTAAAGAAGTCTTTTTAAATTGTAATAATGAAGTATTATTATTATGACACCATAACAAAAAGCATTGATAGTTATTAATTAATATTGTTTTAACAACAAAATAGGATAATACATTTGTTTTTTCTTTATACAAGTTATCTCTTAATATTTTACTACGATGTGAGTTTGAATATAAATCAGTATAATCTAAACCCATAAAATCTAGGATTTTAACTAATTGAAAAAAACTATATGTTCTTTCAAAATTTATTAACAAATCGAATTTAGAGAGAAATAAATCAGTATTATGTTTGTCTTTGTCTTTCAATGAAATAAAACTACAAAATAGTGCATTCATTATTTCAGCCCATATTTCAGTATAAGATTCGTAAAGATTTACATCAGATTTAACTTTAAAAATATCTAAAATACATTTATTTACATCATTATTATTCATATCAGAAAAATCTAAACCCAAATTATGAAATGTTTCGTGTAAAAAAACTTTGAACCATTCTTCTTTTCTAAATACAACAATTTCTGAATCTTTCGGACAAGTAGTGGTGAATGCTGTGTTTACGTGTAACTCATCTAGTACTTGTATATTTGAGTTTGGAAGTGTCTTTTCTAATGATGTAAAATAAAAATAGATAGATATATTTGTTGCACATTGTTTGGATGCATATTGATTTATTATATATAACCACATAACAATAGTATCCACATATTTATTTAAAGTATCTATTTTAAGTTCGATATTATCTTCTTCTACTGTAAAAAATATTTTAATATTTCTATCAAAGAGAGAAAAACTATAGTTTATTTCATAAATAGAAAATTCATCAATATGTCTTCTTATTATTTCTGGAAAGCTATTTGCATTGAAATTTTGTGGTTTCACTATTTGTGTTGATGTGATCAATTTTTTCGTGGATACATTATAATAATTGTCTTTCGATTGTTTTAAAGATACTAGAAATTTGTATGATTCTAAAATGTCATTGAATAATTGTATAAGGATAGAATCTGTTTTTTTTGATTTTATTGTATGATTAAAGAATTTATGTTTCGTTAAATATAGCATTAAATTCTTACTATTTTTTGTTAATCTCATTCTTATTATATAATTCTATTAATTTTTATTATATTTTGTCTCAATATTTTTTAATGTCAAATATATATGGATACTTCATTAATAATTATTTTAGCAATTGTTTTATTAATTTTAATTGTGTTAAATCATATTACAATTATAACTTCACCTGATATTGAACATCCAACTTGTTCTCTAACTGCGTATGGATGCTGTCCTAATGGTATTGACTCTAAGTTAAATTATTATGGTAGCAATTGTCCTGGTTATAAAACAACTGCTGGTTATGCTGCACCTCCCCCACCACCAAGTCCTTATGCACCTCCCCCACCACAACCTATACAAGTACATACACTTCCACCAAAACCTATTGGAGGATGTGCAGGGACACTGTACGGATGCTGTCCTAATAACTTAACACCTAAAATTAATATACAGGGGTCCAATTGTATTTTACATAGTTAAAATATTAAAAATAAAATATTACTTTATATTATATAATGTCTTTTGAAGGTCAAGTTACTATTAATAATGATATAACTATAGAAGTTGAATCCAAACTATCAGAACCAGAACTTAAATCAGAAGTTGAATCGAAACTAGATGCTGAAGTTGAATCGAAATTATCTGAACTATTAGAACCTAAATCAATATTATTACTATTATTACAAGTATTATCATCTGATACAAAATTTAAAAAAATTAATTTTGAATTAAGTGATAATATTCAAGATATTTTATACAAATTAATATATTTTTCACCCGATTTTTTAAATGAAATCGATAAACTTGTTAATGAAATTATTAAAGACAATAAAATAGATTCTAATGATATTCCTAATTTAATTTTATTAATCAAACATCTTTATGAATTAATTCATAAATTAAAAGAAGTAAATATTGATGATGATAAAAGAGTCGAAGTCTGTTCAAACATTCTTAAATTTTTAGTTAGATTTCTTGTTGAAGAGAGAAAAGTTGATATTAATAGTGAAAGTAAAGAATTAGTTTTGGAATTAATGGATAAATTAATTGATTCTTGTGTTAGTTTAATAGGTTATTTACCAAGTAATAAAATAAAAACAAATTGTTTCACATATATAAAAACATTATTTGGATACAAATAAAAAATAAAATAACTAAATAAAATTATAATTTTAAATTTAATATATTTATAATTATATAAATTACATCTCATTACGTCTAATTTTATCGCGTATTAACATAAGTTCATCAAATACTTCAGGAGGTGAACCTTTTACGTGATGTGACAATTTTGCTTCATTTGTTGCCAATAACATCATCTTTAAGTCTTCTATCTGTGTAAATTTTGCATATTGTGCCGCATACATCTCTTGCTTATATCTTTTACCATAAAAATCAGGGTCTATTGTTACCTCTATTGGTCTCAATAATTCTCCTTTTAACTTACCGCTCTTACCACCTGCTGCTTTTGCCATAATAGGGTCTTTTGACAAATCTGTACCAGAGTCTAATGAAAAACTTAAATAAAACTCCGGATGTGTTTTTTTGAATTTTGACGCTTGATAATAATGTTCTACTGATGCCCATTTATGATTATCGATTGTAAATGGTACTATTTCACCATTAATATTTTTTTGCACCCAAAAATTGGACAGTTTTTTACGCCATTCTGGTATGATAGCTAATTCTGAAAATTCTTTAAGTCGATCATTTGGAATTTTCTCTCCAGATCCCTTTCCAGGTAAAGGTTTATCATTTGATTTTGAATAAAATAATAATACTACATTATCATCATATAAACCTCTTAGTTTACTTTCACTTAAATCCTCAAATTGTGACTCTTTTATTACTGTTTTTTTTTGACTAGCTTTAAATTTTTGAAAATCAGGTATCAATGCAAACGGACCCGCATTTTTTTCTAAACATTTATCCGTTATCATTTTTTTTATATCATATGGTATTTCACTAAATTTTAGTATTAACTTCTTTTTGTAACCAATTAATTTATAATGATTACCTGTATGGTCTACTATAATGTAAAATTCGGGGGTAAACACTCCTTTGTTTTCTAATATAGAATCATTTAATTGACCACATTGAATGACATTTTTTAAATCCCCATTTTTGTAATTATCGCTTGACAATATAATTAACTTTATGTTGAGAATCCGTTCTAATGTGGAAATTGCCCAAGTATCCGCCCAAAATTCACATTTTTTTATTTTACTTTTAAATTTATCTAATGTATCTACTCCTTTCATAAATTTATATTCCTGCAAAATTTGCATAGTTATTTTTTTCTCTTCGACAAGCTTGTCGTGTTCCTTTTTAACTTTTTTAGCTTCTTCTGAAATAATTTTTTGTTCATTACGGTCAATTATACTTGCAAACCTTTGTTTTAACATTAAATACTCAGCCTCTAATTGTTTAATTTTATTTGTATCTGTAATAAGAGATGCATTATACATATCATAATGTTCCTTATAACCTTCATATATTTTATCTGTTGCTTCATCAGCTAATTTTTTTCTTAATTTGTTAACAGAAGATTGTTGTGATATACTTGAAAATGCATCACGAATGGTAGCAAATAGACAATCACCTCCACCTTCATTATCTACAATATTGTAATTTTTATTCATCATAAATTTTTCAACCCACGTATCTGAGGAAGTTTCGTGATATTTCTCTCTATTATCCTTTGATTGTTTTTGTGTTTCTTCTCTGATTAACGGTGGTATAGGTACACCTTTTGTCAAAATAAATATATCCTTACGTTCTTCTGGTATTTCATAAGCTTCATTATATTCATATTCTTTTTCTTTTTCTTTTTCCTCCTCTTCTGATTCAGATATTTCACCTTCTTCTTTCTCTTCACCTCTATCTACCAACCGTTTGAGTGGTACATCAGGTTGAAGTCTTAATTTATTCAATAACTCTTTTGTACAAAAAGAATATATAAGTGGTTCTGTTAGTTTCTCCACATCCAAATTATTATAATCATCCAAAAATATTAAATAATCTGTTGCTTTAATTTCATATACACCTATTTGCATTACTTTATTATTATGTTTAACTAAATAGATTGGAAAATAAAGTATATTCTTATCTTCAAAAGTATTTTTTGCATTTCCTACAGCGATTATAACGTCAACATCTTTTATCTCTAATTGATATAATTCTGCTTCTGTTTTTAAATCACCAGAATCTACACTTTTAATTTCTGGATAACTAACATCATTGTCTAATTTTGATAATACCATATTTATATTTTACTACAATATTTTATATTTAATACAAAATTAAATATAAAAAATATTATTACCATAGTACATATTTCTTCATAAACTTATCATTTTTCAATTCATTTATATAAAACCACATATTTTTTCTTTTTGATATTATATCACAGTTTAAAGGATTTGCTTCAAAATTTACCAACATATCAATTATTTGCTCTTTATTACATTTATTTAATTTAAATTCTTTTGTAATTCCATAATAGTCACATATTAATAATAATTCCTTTACAGTATAATTTTCACTATAATTAATTAAATAAGGAAACATATCTTGGTTTAAATTGTTGCCTTCTATTTCAAATTCATCTAACAATTGAAACAAGTTTTCACTATTACTATTACTATTACTATTACTATTACTATTACTATTACTATTATTTCTATTTGAATCTTCTATAATTGTAAATGAAATATTACCATTTATGTTTGTCATTATTTGTAATTATTAACTTCTATTTAAATAATAAATCAAAAAAATAATTTTTATTATTACACCATTTAACATTTTAAACACCGATTAATATATAAATGATTTTTCTTTATATCCTCGTTCCAGCCAATTATTTATTAATAAACTGCACGTTTTACACGCAAATAACATACATTTTGTTGTAATTTCTTTATCATATATAATAATATTATCATTCTCTAAATTTTTGTAACATCTACAACAAAATTTAAAATTTTCTAATTCCATTTTTTTTTCGTACTTTTTTTTTTGTTGTATTTGTTTTATTTTAAAATTTTCTAATTCCATTTTTTTTTCGTATTCTTTTTTCTCTTCGTTAACAATTTTTCCCATTATTTCTTCATAAATATCATCTAAATATTTCAAGTCATATTCGTTAATTAATATTTTAATATCATTATTAAATTTTTTAAGTTGTTCTAAATTTGTCATATTTTCATACTGATTTCTAATATATTTTATTAATTGTGTTTTAATATTATTAGTATATTCTAAAATATTATTTATTATTTTATATTCTCCTTTTATAAGCATTTCACATATTACATTTTCTAAAATATTATTAATCTTAATAATTTGTAATTTAAATTTTTTACAACAACTTGTTCCAACACTTATTGTATGCTTAGTAAATATATTATACATATAAATAATATTTTTTAGTGTATGTTGACATATACATAACCCTGTTTTTTCTTCTCTTTTTTCTCTATAAATTTCACGCCATTCTGTTTTTGCTATTTTTAAATCTTTGCTTTTAGATAATTTTAGCAAATGTATATTAAACTTATATATTACTTCTGACATCTGTTATTTATATGAGTAATTTACCGAATTATTTTTAATTCAATTTTATATAAAATAATCGACATTTAAAATTAAAAAAATAATTTTTAACTATGATACAAAATTTATACATAAATTAATAATTTTACATTTCAATCATATCCATAAATTTAAATAATGATTTATTTGTTAAACTTTTATAATCTTTAGTTTTACTATTTGCTATTTTTACAATTATTTGATTTATAGTTAATCCTTCTATTAAATAATTTTCACATTCTACATCTTCGTATAGTTCCTTTTTATACATAATAGCTACATTTTCAGTAAGTTCATCTACTTCATTTTTTTTGTCTTCTACTAAAATAAAGTTATATATTTGGGATAATAAATTACTTATAATCTTTAAAATTCTACTCTTGGTAATCATACCATTATTCATTAAGTTAATATAAAATGCTCCTAATGATTTACGTCTTTCGTTTATTTTATTATTCTCACAAAATTTATCATAGTTGACTTTCGAATCAACATATTCAATATTATTAAATAAATCTGTAAAATTATTTAAATTATCTTCAAATATCGTTTTTATAATATCATATTTCATACATAAATTAGAATAAATATCTGCATACATTTTAGAATAAAATCTGTTTGTAGAAGCAATATCAAATATAATAGAACTTAATTTTAACATATCCTCATTAGTTATATTTTGAATAATTACTGCATCAATGACTTCAATAATTTTATTATTAATATCAATATAATTCTTATCAGTTAATTTATTTAATTGTGCTCTTATAATATCAATTTGAGCATCAACACCCACCTTCTCCTCCATTTTTGTAGTTTGGAAACTTCTTATGGCATCCCAATCATCATCATTCAAAACTTCCATTGATTTATTACCACGTTTTTTCTTATTTAATTCTTTATTGCTTGAATCTGTTTTTAATACATTTTCTCTCTTTTGAAATATAGGAGTTCTAACATAATCAGGTGAGCCAACCTGTAAAGATAATTCCGATATTATTTTTAATGTCTTTTCGGGTAATATATAATCAAACCCTTGAAAAATAATATCATTCGTATTCTCTAGTGTATACCTTAAAGTTTTAGTAGTCATTGTTTGGTATAATAAATATATATATTTGCATTTATATCAATTTTTTTTAAAATATTATAATAAAATAAAATACACTTAAATAGATTTGACAATAATATATTAAATGACAACTACTGACCACTCGTTTAACGATACAATTAATGAAGAAGCATATGATTCTTCATATGAAATACAATCTTGGGATGATTTAAATTTAAATCCTAAAATTTTGCGAGGTATATTTGCATATGGTTTTGAGAAGCCCAGTCCAATTCAACAAAAGGCTATAAAACCGCTTATTATGGGCAAAGATATTATTGCGCAAGCACAATCAGGTACTGGCAAAACAGCAACATTTACAATTGGTGCATTAGCTAATGTGGATGTTACTAATAATACCACTCAAGTATTAGTATTGTCTCCAACCCGTGAATTAACTACCCAAACTGCAAAAGTATTTAGTAGTTTAGGTGATATGATGGATGGATTGCGTGTACAAGTTCTATTTGGTGGATCTAGTGTAGAAGAACACAGTAGTTTTTCTAACAAAAATGTACCGCACGTTATATGCGGATGTACTGGTCGTGTTTATGATATGTTAAGACGTGATAAAATAACACTTAAAACTCTTAAATTAGTTATATTGGATGAAGCGGATGAAATGTTATCCTCTGGCTTTAAAGAGCAAGTCTATAATATTTTTCAATATTTCAATAATAATATCCAAGTTGCATTATTTAGTGCAACATTACCTCCATCAGTTTATCCTATCATTAATAAAATTATGCGAAATCCTGTAAGAATAAGTGTTAAGAGAGAAATGTTGACACTTGAAGGAATTAGACAATTTTATATTGCTGTTGATGATGATAGACAAAAATATGCTACATTAAAAAATCTATTCTCGTTTTTATCTGTATCTCAGTGTATTATTTATTGCAATAGTGTTAAACGAGTTGCTGACTTATTTGATGCAATGAAAGAAGATGAATTTCCGGTTTGTTGTATTCATAGTAATATGGAAAAGTCTGATAGAGATGCAGCATTCAACGATTTTAGAAATGGTAAGTCTCGTGTTATGATTTCTTCCAATGTAACTTCACGTGGTATTGATATTCAACAAGTAAGTATTGTAATTAACTTTGATCTTCCTAAATGCGTACATAATTATTTACATAGAATAGGGAGAAGTGGTAGATGGGGTAGAAAAGGTGTGGGAATTAATTTTATTACTAGACGTGATATTATTAAAATGAAAGAAATTGAAGGACATTATTCTTGTCAAGTTGTTGAAATGCCAAATGATTTAGGGTTTTTACAAAGTTTTTAATTTGGTAAATACGCAAAAAATACAGGTTTATATTCACTAATTTTATATTCGTAAAATAAATTTATTATATTTCTAGGTAAAAATATAATGAATGAAGAATTATCTAAACTAGATGACATTAACGATTTTTTTAAATTACCAATTTATTATAACACTGATAAGATTGAACTTAAAAAAAATATTATTACTGATTTAGAATTAATATCAACAATTGACCAATCAAGTAATCCTATTTATTCGTATTATTTTAACTATGATAATGATGTATCAAAAAAAATAGTAGAACAAACTGCAACTTATTATACAACTGATGTCTGTTTCTTACAAGATACACAACAACTTTTGAGAGAACATAAAAAATTACCCAGCAAATACACTGATATTTCACCTAATTATAAAAATATAATGGATATTTGGAACGAATTAAAAATACAATCCGGATTTAAAGAAAAATACTATTATGTTGACTGGCAAATGCTCGAATTCTTAAACAAATCATCTATGTTTTTACAATTTATGAGTATTTATAATTTACTTTCACCTATACTTTCTCTCTTTATGCCAATTATGATTCTAATTATTCCTTTTATTATTCTTAAAGCAAAAGGAATAGAAATAAATACTGAAGAGTACTTACAAGTTTTATCTATAATAGCACAACAAAATGCTATCGGAAAATTATTCACAACTAATTTTTCTGAAATTAAAATACACGAAAAAATTTATATAATCATTTCTGCTGCATTTTACTTATTTTCCATTTATCAAAATATTATGATTTGTGTACGTTTTAATAACAATATGTTAACCATTCATCAACATTTTAAAGAGATTAATAAATATTTGACTACAACTATTTTATCAATGGAAAATTATTTGTCATCATCTAATCAACTAACAAGTTATAGTGATTTTAATACAAACCTTCGAGAGAAAATTGACATACTAAAAGTAATCAAAAATAAAATTTCAAATATTTCTGACTATAGTATTTATAATGTTAATAAACTAACTGAAATAGGTAACATATTGAAATATTTTTATGAATTACATAATGATAAAATATATGATAATGCGATTATGTATTCCCTTGGGTTTAACGGTTATATTGATTGTATAGAAGGGTTAATAAATAACATTGAAGAGAGAAAAATCAACTCGACTTTATTCATTAATGAAAATAAAAAGACCATACTTAAGAACAGTTACTATGCTTGTTTAAAAGATAATAATCCTATTAAAAATACCATCAAATTTAAGAAAAATATTATTATTACCGGACCCAATGCTTCTGGAAAAACAACCATTTTGAAATCAACCCTTATTAATATCATATTTAGTCAACAATTTGGATACGGATTTTATGATTCTGCAAAAATTTCACCATTTAAACATATTCATTGCTATTTAAATATTCCAGATACATCTGGAAGAGATAGCTTATTCCAAGCTGAAGCAAGACGTTGTAAAGAAATACTAGATACAATCAATCTGAATAAAAATGTACAACATTTTTGTATATTTGATGAATTATACTCCGGAACTAATCCAGAAGAAGCGATTTCAAGTGCTACAGCATTTATGAATTACTTGATAAAATATCATAATGTATCTTGCTTATTAACAACACATTTCGTTAAAGTATGTAAGTCATTAAAGAAAAATAAAGATATTGTTAACTGCTGTATGGTTACAACAAAATTAAACAATAAATTAGTATACACTTATAAACTAGATAAAGGTATTTCTAACGTTAAAGGTGGGATTAATATTTTAACAGAAATGGATTATCCATCTGAAATTATAAATGATACTATTAAAAATGATGTTAAACATAAGTAAAAGTCAAAAAATTTTTATATTTAATTATATATATTAATAATAAATGGATGCGTTAATTGTATATATTTTTTGTTATGATATATGCTTTTATTTTATTCACAGGTTACTCCATACAAAGTATTTATATTTTATCCATAAAATACACCACAAAAAATATAAACCAGAATATTATGACTTTTATACAGTACATTTGTTAGAAATACCTATACAAAGCATAGGATTGATAATAGCAGTATATTTGTATAAATTATATTTATATCAATTAATGTATGCTATTATATTTATAAATATACGAGGTATATTGACACACGATGAAAGGTTTGTGAAATTAATAGGATATCATCATTTATACCATCACAAATATATAGTTTATAATTATGGTGAGTACTGGTTAGATTACCTATTTGGAACAAATATACCAAATAAAACAAAACTAATAAAAAACAATTAAATATATAAATTCGTTAGTTAGTGAATTAATTAATATCTACTTTTTGTAATAAATGACTTCTTTTGCAGATTTATTTAATCCAACATTTTTAATATTTTTAGGAATAATACTATTGGTTACTGCAATATTGTTCTTATATTTTGAAAATAAATTACGAGAACAAAATCATAAAATTTCCTCTATGTTTAGTTTAGTTTCTTCTTTAGCCGAAGAAGTAAATGGTGTTAAATCAGGATTAAATAATTTATTAACAATAACGATGATCGGTGCTGGACACGATAATCATTTTTCCAATCAATCAAATTTTCAACCTTTTAATCATTTAGAAGAAAATTTGAATACTTTAAACGAAGAAAATAATTTAATTGTTGTTTCTGATGATGAAGATACTGATAATGAAGATGAAGAAGAAAATGAATATGAATATGAAGATGAAGATGGAGAAGATAGTGATAATGAAGATGAAACAAATGATTCTGAATCAGAAACATCTGATTCAAATGAAATAGAGGAGTTAAATGATGAAGAAGACAATATTTGTATGTCAACATCAAATGATATCAAAATTCTAAAATTAAACTTAAATCTTGATTCTAATATTTATGAAACATCTGAAATGGAAGAATTTGAGGAATTAAATGATGAAAATGATAATGTTAATGAAGTTGAATTCATACCATTAAATAATGATGACAATAATGAAAATGATGACAATAATGAAAATGATGACAATAATGACAATAATGACAATAATGATATTTCTTCGGAATTAAAAAAAATAAATGTTAATTTAGAAGAACGAAAAAACATAGATTTAATTGAAAATGTTGATTACAAAAAATTACCATTAAATAAATTAAGAAGTGTAGTAGCAGAAAAAGGATTAATCGTAGATGCATCAAAATTAAAAAAACCCGAAATGCTTAAATTGCTTGGTGCCGAATAAGATTTTTATCTTGTGATTATATAACATGAGTTGGGCAACTTGTTATTCGGGGTCAAATAATATTCATTTTAATTTTCCACCTATAATGGCTGATGGTAGAAATTACGCTTCTTGGCAACCTTCTGCTGTTATAAATCAAAGAATACAACAACAAGAAGGTATCAAAAATAATTGGCAATATCGTCAATATTTACAACACAATGGAATACATATTATGAAATATAATAACGCTGAAGCTTGTTATGATTTGGGATTAGACCCACACGTACAATCTGGTAAAACACCATCTAATAATGTACCTTATAAATTCAAATCAACATTTGATACCGCTACACCAGGTTTCGGATATTGCAATAGTGATTTGAAAAATCCATATTTATCTAGAGAACAATTAAATTCAAGAATGATTGCTCCATCTATTAACCCTAATAATTTTACAAATTAATAAATATAGTAATAATATAGTAATAATATAATTTATAATGTATTTTCTATTAGCAGTCACTTCATTATTGAAAACATTTAGTCCATATTTAAGAAAACATATATTGGATTCCATAGAAGGTCACGAATATATGTTCATAAATACTTTTTTTGTTGCATTGTTCGTTTTTTTATATTTTATGTATAAGATTATTTATCACGATGATATGTTTGATAAATTAGTAAATAATATGCAAAGACTCACATTCTTACAAGTTATTTATTTTATCTTAATTGCATTCATTACAGTTGTTTCGTCCATTGTAATTATTAATTTAGATAAGAATTTCAATACACCTCTAATAAATTCAATGTTATCTAAAGGAATAGCAGCAGTTATGTTGTTATTCGTAGCTACAATTATTTATAAAGAAAAATATAACTTAAAACAAGTATTTGGAATATTTTTAACTGTAATAGGATTATTTCTTATTAATTGTAAAAAATAATTATTAACAATAAAGGATATAATAATAATTTAATAACTTAATATTATATGAAAATATTGTCTATAGATGTAGGTATAAAAAATTTAGCATTTTGTTTATTTGAAAAACCAAATGACTCAGAGCATTTTAAAATTACAAAATGGGATACTGTCAATATTTCAGAACAAGAAACATTAAAGTGTTGTTTTATAGAAAAAAATGTAATATGTAATAAAGTAGCAAAATACAAAAAAAATGACAAATGTTTTTGTTTAAAACATTCTAAAAAACAACCATTTCAAATACCTTCATCAGAGCAAAAACCTACATTTATAAATAAACAAAAAATACAAAATTTATATGAAATTGCTAATAAACACTTAATTACATTTGAAAACAAAATTAAAAAACTTGAATTAGCTAATTTGATTAATGAACATATAGCAACAAATTATTTTCAATGCATCGAGAATATTAATGCGTCAGATGTAAAATTATTAGATATTGGACTCAATATTAAATTACATTTTGATAATTTATTTTCACAAGAACACTGTATAAATTATGTTATTATTGAAAATCAAATCAGTCCTATTGCGACACGAATGAAGACTATTCAAGGTATGTTGGTACAATATTTTGTAATGTCACAAGTTTTTGTAGATAATATAGAATTCATTTCTGCCTCCAATAAGCTTAAAGATTGCAATATTAAACAAAAAACTAAATATAGTGAACGGAAAAAAATAGGAATATCAAAATGTTTAGAAACTATTTCATCTGATTTCAGATTTAATGAACACTTACAATATTTTAATTCTCATAAAAAAAAAGATGACTTATCTGATTCATTTTTACAGGGTTTATGGTTTATAAATGATAGAAAAATATAAATATATATAAATATACATAAATATATATTTTAACCTATTTTTATTAAAAATATATATTTCCATTCGTAATACTTAAAATTAAATGTTCTATTTAATGAATAATAATGGGTGATATAATTGAAATTTCGGAACTCGATTTAAACGATGATAATTTTGGTAATGGTGAATGGAATAAAAAATCGACCAATTTTGGAGGAGGGCTTGAATTATTAATGAATGATAAAAATAAAGAAAATACAAAGCTTAATAGTGACATTGATTTTGATGATTTAAATAATTTAGAAAATGAATTAAATGGATTAGTCGATGAAATACCAACAGATAGTTTTAAACCCAAATCTGATTTGTTTGGAAATTTTTCTGCAGGATTTGATGAAAAACATTCTGTTAGATTTAGCGATAATACTAATAAAGACCCAAATATAGGTTCTTTTACTGCATCATCCGATAATGACAATAAAACTTGGGATGGATACGGCAAATTTAATAACATACCTTTAAACCCAGATAGAACAGTTCCATTAGAACAAAAAATGAGTAAGGAGGAGCTGTTAAGAGAGAAATTTAAATATTTAAGAAAGCTTGAAGCTTTAGAAAAAAAAGGAGTTGAGTTATCCAAAAAATATAATATGGATTCATCCCTTCAGGAAATGGAGGGAGAATATGAGACTATTATGGAAGAGAAATCTAAACAAAATTCTGTTAAGTTTCAAGGAAATATGTTAATGGCTTGTATAAATGGAATTGAATTTTTAAACGGTAAATTTGACCCATTTGATATTAAACTCGACGGATGGAGTGAACAAGTCAATGAAAATATTACAGACTATGACGATATCTTCTCTGAATTGTATGAAAAATATAAGAGTAAGGCATCTATGGCGCCTGAATTGAAACTATTATTTCAACTTGGCGGAAGTGCTATGATGGTACATATGACAAACACAATGTTTAAATCCGCTATGCCTGGTATGGACGATATTCTAAGACAAAATCCGGATTTAATGCGTTCTTTTCAAAACGCCGCTGTAAATACTATGTCTCAAAGCAGTCCTGGATTTTCTGGGTTTATGACTAATTTAATGAATCCTGAACCACAAGTGCCTAGAGGTATGGGACCACCACCAGCTATGCAAACTCAAGGTCCAAATGCAATCCCTACACCACTCGTGCGACCAGGAAATAATAATTATGCTAATCGACCTGACTTAAATTTAAGTCGTAGTAATTATAGTGAAGTAAATGATGGAATTAGTCTTAGAGAAAATTTTGAGAGACCTGAACTACAAGATAGAACCAGTAAAAGAACAATACGACCTGAAATGAGAGGACCATCCGATATTTCAGATATTCTCTCTGGATTAAAAACTAAAACCATTAATATACAAGATTCGAACTCACAACAATCAAATCACCCACCACAAACTATTAACGATAGCAGTACTATTAGTATTAGTGATTTAAAAGATTTACAAGGAAATGGAAATATGCCAAAAAGAAGTCGACGCAAAAAATCGGCAAGTAACACAGTCAGTTTAGATATTTAGATATTTAATAAGTTTCGCATTTAACAAATAATAAATTATATATAAAAAATTATATAATTTATTCAACCGTCACAACCTTTGCTAAGTTTTTAGGCTTATCTGGATTAATACCTCTGTCTAACGACAAATAATATGCTAATAATTGGATAGGAATTATACCCAATAATGAAGCAAATGTTTTGTTTTCTGGAACGAAAAGTATTTCACAATCTACATCCTTTGAAATTGTTATATCATTTGTAATAAATATAATCGGTGAATTACGCGATGCAACCTCCTGATAACAATTTAATGTTTTGGTCTTATGTGTTTGGTCTAGATTTATTATAATTACAGGAAAGTGCTCGTCTAATAAAGCAAATGGTCCGTGTTTTAATGAACTGGATGAATATCCTTCACTATGTATATATGATATTTCCTTTATTTTTAATGAACCCTCTTTAGCTATACACTCATCACTTCCTTTACCAATCAAAAACATATTTGTCTCCTTAAAATTCTTTGCAATTTTCTGTGTTTCAATCTCACACGATTCTATTGTATTTTTAATGTCATTTGACAAATTATGCAAATCTCTTATCATTGTAATGCGTTTTTTCTCACTTATATTATGTATTTGAGCAAACCATATAGATAACAAATTTAAACATACTAATTGACTTGTAAATGCTTTTGTTGATGCAACACCAACTTCCTTTCCCGCATTACAATAAATACCACAATCTACTTCTCTCGCTATCAACGAATCTACCACATTTATAATACCTATAGTGGTTATACTATTATTTTTTGCTATACTTATGCAACGATGTAAATCCTTTGTTTCACCTGATTGTGATATCAAAATTATACCAGTGTTCCCTAACTTTGGTATATCAACTTCATTAAAATCCGCACCATCAAACGCCTGAACTGTATTAAAATTACATATTTGTTTAAAATAATGCATTCCATATAACCCTGCAAAATAGGAACTACCACAACCGAGTATAATTATATTACTAATTTCCTTTAATATATCCACATTTTGTTCTAAACCTCCTAATTTTACTTCTGAATGATTTTTTATTCTACCTCCTTTATTTATTGCATTTAATACTGTATTTGACTGTTCATTTATTTCTTTTAATGTCCAATGATTAAATGGATACGGTGTCAATTCTGTAACAACACTTGATACTTTCTTCTTTAAATAGGTATTTGAAGTATTTATTAAAATAGTATTATTTTCCTTTTTTTCAATTACACATATATCGTCATTATGTAATGTTATATAATTTTTTACCATATTACAAAACCCACTTTGTTCGGATGTTATAATCACTTTATCTTCATTTTGACCAATTAGTAGTGGTGAACCATTACGTACACAATATAATTTGTTTTTATCATTTATACTTTGTATTATCAAACCATATGTGCCCTCTAAAACATCAATAGTTTTTTTAATTGCCTCAAAAGTATCATTATATATAGTATAATTATATTCAATTAAATTTACTATTACTTCTGTATCTGTTTGCGAAATAAAAACATAACCATTTTGAATTAATTCTGCTTTTAATTTACTATAATTTTCTATAATACCATTATGAACTATAACAAATTTTTTATTATTGGATAAATGAGGATGCGCATTTATATCATCTTTTACACCGTGTGTTGCCCAACGATTATGACCCATTCCTATCAAAGATTGTTCTTCGTCTTTTTTTGGTATTGTTATTAAATGTAATTTGTCTAATGAATTCATATTATCGGTTGATGCATATTTAATCACTTCAAATGTATTCTTATTATTATTTAATACCGCTAATCCAGAGGAATCATAACCTCTATTCTGTAATTGTATTAAACCATTTATAATTAGTTCATATATATTTTCATTTTTACTTAATACTAAACCATATATACCACACATATATTTACTTATATAATCTATTTAACTAAATATAATTAATATAACGAATCGAATACTACTTCGTTTTATAATATTTCACAATATATTTTCTTATTCAAACTCTATTTTTAAGTCCAAGATATGTTTATATTTACTATTTATTAACTCAGTAATATTATCTGCTTTTAGAATTTTCTCTCTTTTCAAAATTTCAGACGTCTCAAATATTAAATCTTTACATTTTACCATTATTAATTGAGCATAAACATATGCACTATTAATTAATTCTATTACATCATTGTCTATTAATTCTTTGTATTTTTCACTAGTATTTGGATATATGATATTACTTCCCATACCATAATATATTACCATCTTTTCTGCTAATTTTAATGCCTCCTCAAAATCATTTATTGCTCCTGTTGTCACACTCACATTATAAAATACTTCTTCTGCTATTCTTCCTGATAATAATATCATTAAATGTTCAAATAATGCTTCTCTCGTATAAATATTCGACGTCGAACTTTTAAACACTGTATAACCTGGACTCTTCGGTGAAGACAAATTTATTACTACTTTTGACATTTTGGAATGGTATTTAGAGAGAATTCCTATAATAGCGTGACCCATCTCGTGTATCGCTATATGATCAATAATATCTGATGTAAATTCGTGTTCAGTTGGTTGCCAACCAGCTATCATTTTATTCATCACAAAATCAAAATCCTTATAACAAAACTCCGTATTATTCATTCTCAATGCATTTAACATTGCTTCATTTAGTATATTTTCTATTTGTGCACCAGTTAATCCTTCTGTAACTTCTACTAAGTCATTTATACCTATTGAACCACAATATGGCTTACCTTTTAAATGTATATTAATAATAGCATTTCGTGTTGCACTATCTGGAAGCCCAATAAATATTTTTTTATCCATTCTTCCTGGCCTGGTTAGCGCACTATCTAATAAATCTATTCTGTTAGTGGCTGCAACTACAAAAACACCTGTTGTATTTTTAAAACCATCTAACTCTACTAATAATGCATTCAATGTATTATCACGCTCAGAAGATGAACTGTCACCATCGGAAGACCTTTTTCTACCAACTGCATCTATCTCATCTATAAAAATAATACACGGAACATTTTTACTCGCTAAAGCAAATAACTCTTTTATTCTTGTTGGACCGATTCCTACATATTTTTCTTGGAAGTCTGAACCAGATACCGGTATAAAACTACATTTAGACTCACCTGCTAATGCTTTCGCTAATAAGGTTTTTCCTGTACCTGGTGGACCTTCTAGTATTAGACCTTTGGGAATGCGTACATTATATTGTGCATATTTTTTATAATTAGTTAAAATATCAACACATTGTTCCATCTCCCTTTTAACATTTTCATAACCACCAACATCTTTAAATAAAATGTTATAATTTTTAATTACTTCGAAATTTTTTGATTTTGTATTCTCTCTTTCAACATATCGTCGTCTTCCTGTATCTTCATCATCTTCAAAGTCACCATCCATATCATTATTATCATTTATATTTTCTTCATTGTCAAACTGAACACCTAATGCTTTTAAAAAATTAGATTTATTTATAAATATATGCATTTGTGGAGGCTCTGTATTATCTTCATCTGTTTCATCTGTTTCATCTAATCCTAAAATACTATTCTCTTGTATAGTTGTATTTTTTGAATTCAACCTTTTAAACTTTTCTAGAAAATCTGGCCGTGTTAATGGATATTTTCTCATTAAATTATTTAATTCATCTCCATTATACTCTGTATCATTCTGTTTTCTTTGCAAATATTGTTCATAATATTTTCTTCCAAACGGATTTCTATTTATTTTTATATTGTTATTCATTTCCATTTTACCATTTATTCTATTAATTAATAAACTATACGTTTTAACATTTATAAACCCAAACAATAATAGAATACTAAAAATAAATGTAATATTTCCCATTTTATGTATAACTAATATTCTATTTTTTATATCATTATCGATTTATAATTAAAATAATTTTATATTTTTAACATTATTTTCTATTTTATTTATTAAAGCCATAACAGGTGTTTTATCTTTACCATATAACAAAGAATCGTATATCATTTTAACATTCCCTACCAAATTTTGCTTATTTAAATGTAACCATACTACAAATATTATAAATAATATACACGTAAAATAGATATCTTTCCATTTTACTACATCTTTACGTAAATAATACAAAGGTACTACTTTTATTAGTATATTTACTAATACAAAAATCAATAATGTTCTCTTAGGAGTATTATAATATAACATCAAAATTAACATAATTATATTATCTACAAGACCTATCATTAATGCAAATTTCGGATTATATGTAGTATAATTAAATATATTCAGTAAATACCATACGTATATCCAATATGAAAAAATTAAATCTCCTCTTAATGCTTGCATTTATATTTAGATAATAAAATAAACCATTTTACCTTTTAATTTTAGATATTTTCAATAATTTAATATTAAAAATATAATACAATATAATACACTATAATTTTAATAATGAATAGCAACCCTAAAAATAATATATGTCCAAAAGGAGGAATTAAAATATATAATACTAGTAATAATGATAATAATAATAATAAAAATAGGAATAATGATCTTTATATTGACCAAAGTACTTTTTTTAACAACTTAAAGAATCAAAACAAACCTACTGGTATTAGAATTACAAATAGTAACAATGAATATAACATAGATCCTTTTGAAGGATTAAATCCTTTTACAAATTCAAATGAAGAGAGAAATGTTAAACCTATTGTATACGATAACAAAACTTATCATAATCTTGATTTAAATATTGATAATTATTCACGTGAAGACTTATATAATTTATTTGGTCTTGTAAAATCAAATCTTTCTGAAGAAAATATGAGAGAATCAAAAAAAACAGTGCTTAAAACACATCCTGATAAATCTAGGTTAGACCCTAAATATTTCTTGTTTTTTTCTAAAGCATATAAGCGTTTGCATAGTATATATGAATTTCAAAATAAAAATACTAACAAAAAGATAGAAAACAATGAATATTTCAATTCTGATAATACTGTTGTACTTGATAAAATGTTTGAACAAGATAAACATCTTAAAAATCCCAAGAATTTCAATCAATGGTTTAATGACCAATTTGAAAAACATAAGATTAACGACGAATCTGATGAAAAAGGCTATGGTAGCTGGCTTAAATCAGACGAAGATATTGTTTTTACACCTAACGTAACGAAATCTAATATGGCAATCGAAATGGAAAAGCGAAAAAAACAAGTACAAACACTTACTACCTATAATGGTGTTACAGATTATACAGCTGCAAGTTTGGGAGGATCGTCTTTAATGGATTACAACAGTAATTTTACATCAGGAACACTTTTTAGTAATGAAGGAATGGGATATACTGATTTAAGACAAGCCTATGTCGAATCTGTTATTCCTGTTACAGAAGAAGATTACCAAAAAATGACAAAATTTAATAACTTGGAAGAATACAAATATCATAGAAATAATTCCAATACTAAACCTCTTGACAAAGAAGAATCTATGAAACAGTTGTATCATCAAAATCAACAAAAAGATGAAGAAAGTGCAGCATTAGCATTTTACTATGCTCAACAATCAGAAAAAACAAAACAAAAACAAGAATCGTTTTGGTCTGGTTTAAAACAATTAACTAACCATTAACATTAACACCTTTTTACATTTAGTACAAAATGAAATGCCAATAAATATATAAAACAATATAATATATAATATATATGATAGGCGAAGAACGCATTGAAATATTATATAATACTAGTTACGGTGGTTGGGGAATAAGTGATAAAGCAATGGAGTTGTATAAATTAAGAAATGTAAATTATAATTCGATGGCATTAGAATACGAATGCCACGAACTATTGTCTAGGACTGATCCAATTCTCATTCAAATATATAATGAATTAGGTGATGAAATGAATACTAAGCATTGTAAAATAAGAATTAAAAAAATTCCAAAAAAATATGAAAACTATTACTATATCTCGGAATATGACGGTAAAGAATGTATAGAAATCGATTTCACAAATTATAAATTGGATATGGTATATAATAAAATAACAGAAATATTGCAAAGCACTAATAATAATGACATAAAAATAATTAAAATAGAAGAATTTATGTCTACATTAAAATCTAATAAAATCTGAAAATATGTAAAAATAATATATTTATAATGTACTTAAAGAAATATTTATACATTTGTATAATGAGGCTACTTATTTTATTCTTTTTTATTTCATTACCATCTATGTATACAAAACGATTATTTTCAAAAATTAAAAATTTAGATAAACCTAATTGTATTAACTGTAAACATTATATTCCTGAAACCTATAATGATTTTAATTCTGCAAACAATAAATGTTGCATATTTGGTGACAAAGATATACATAGTGGACATATTAGATATGATTATGTAAGTGAATGCAGAAAAGATGAAGAAAAATGTGGAATTGAAGGAACATATTTTGAAAAACAAAATAATATATATTTTAAAAAATTAAAACATAATTTTAAATATAATAATTATATTTTTTGCTTGTTAATTGTTTTAGAATGTACTGCTTTTATAATGAAAATTAGAAATAGTAATTAACTCCGTCTTCTCTATCAAAAAGTAACTACTAAAACTGAAATTATAGAAAAATAAAATATTATATAATAATTATTATTAAATATAAATATAATTATTATATTATTAAATGAACAATGAAACTATTTTATTAGAAAAGGATGGATTCAAGTTTTATAAAACAAAAGATAATGAATATTATAGTAATTTTTGTTTAAATAATACGAATATCATACTTTCACAAATCATCGATTTTAATTTGATGAAACTTGTTTATGATTTAAATACAGATATTTATGAAAAAACTAATTTAGTTATTAATGATAATGACACAGCTGTAATAACAGTACTGCTTAAACATTTTTTCAAAGATTTAGGATTATCTCAAAAATATTCTGTTCTTCAAATACAACGTATTTTAGATCAAGACAAAATAATATTTATTGGTCAAACTAAAGATAATATAGATTTTACAGAAACTCATAAAATTTATGGTATCCCAACAAATGCAGAATTACTATCTATTACCAATATTAAAAATATATGCACCATTTCAACACCACACAAAATCGATTGCGTTTTTTACATTACTTTTGATAAAAACATAAGCATACCTCCATTTGTTGAAAAAATGATTAGTAATATTATCCATAAAATATTTATTAGAGTAAAACAATTTATAGAGAATATTGTAATTTAACGTATAGATATAAATGTCTTCTATAAATAAAATTTTTTTTGTGATAAACGTTTTTTCAGTAATATCATTTGAATTCGTTATGTATTTATTATATAATGATTATTCAATTTTTATTGATAGAGTTTGCTATGATCTTGCAAATATGAATATATTATATGTAAAAATATTTCAAGCATTTGCACATAATAATAATTTAATTGATGAAACTACTAATAATAATTTATTGAAATTTACGAATAAGGCGCCTTGGAAATATAATGATATTAATTTTTATAATTTAATTAAAGTATGTGAAAAATATGATATTGTTCTCAGAACCGGTTTTGAAAGACCAATTAATTCTGGAATGATTTCACTTGTATTTAAAGGAAACCGACGAAGTGACAACGAAGATATAATTATTAAAATTAAAAGAGTAAATATAGAAAAGAAATTGTCTCAAGCAATCGTAAACATACAATTTTTTCTAGATTTATTGTCTTATATCCCATTTATTAAAAATTATAATTTAGATGAAATAGTAAATAAAAATATTAATAATATTTTAGAACAGACCAATTTCACAAAAGAAGTAAATAATTTAAAATTAATAAAAAATAATTGTAAAAATTTAGAATATGTTGTTATCCCAGAAGTTTTTGAAGAAGTGACAAATAATTTTCCTGATGTAATTATGATGGAATTTATAAATGGTATTCAAATTAATGAAATTAATAAAGACGATTATGATGGATTTGCCGAGCAAATTATTAAATTTGGAATAGTGACATCACTAATACACGGAGTTACACACGGCGACTTACATAGTGGAAATATATTATTTATTAAAGATAGCAATGACAAAAATTATAAATATAAAATTGGTATTATTGATTTTGGAATAATTACCATAATAGAAGAAAAATATAGACTATCTATGTTTAATATTGTTATTGATTTCTTTTCTTCAAAACCGAATGAAATCGCAAAAAAAATACTACATTCAGGAATTATTGAACCATTAGATACATTAAATAAATTGCCTCCTTGTCATTATAATCAAATTTATAATATAATTACTGAATTAGTACAAGAAGTATTATCAAATTCTAAAACCGCAAATCAACTACAAATATATAAATTTCTGATAACATTTAATAACTACATTAATAGTTATAAATTAGGAGAATTTGGTTTACACATTAATGATGAATTTAGAAAAATACAATTAACAGTTGCGATGTCTCACGGTGTTACTATAACGTTATGTAATGGTAATTTTATTGATGCAGCAGATAAAGTTATAAATGATTTATTACATACGGATTTACTATTAAAATAAATATATCTCACTATATTAATTATCGTATCCCCACGGCCATACATAAACTATTTTTGGTATAACATAGTTTATATAAACATCACCCTTATATAATTTTCTTGATAAAGATATAGAAGTAGGAAAAATAACATCCACTTGTTTTTCATCTCTTAAATATTTTATGGTTGATAACATAGTAGTACCAGAACTTACTAATTCATCTATTAAAATGACATTTTTACCTGATAAGTTATCATCAATTCCTTCACAAACATCATATTCACCATAATTTTGTAAAATGTGTTTTAATATTAAATCACTAATAGCATTTATTGGTTTTTTATCACAATTATAATCGCTTCTCGTCAGTTTAACTTTATAATTTTTTATATTTAATTTTTTAGATATATAATCAGATATAATAGCACCACCTGTTTTAATACCAATGATAGCATCATATTTAACATTGCTATCTTTTATTCTCTCTATTATATGATCCATATATCTTTCAATGTCTTTCCAAGAAACAAATGTTACTTGTTGGATATTAGCATTAGCATATATTGTTAATATTTTCATATAATAAGGTGTTTCCATTTTTTTTTTAATATTTGGCAACATTTGATGATCAACCCAATTCGGTATAGGTACTTCAAGTTTGCTATTTATTTTATTTACAATTAAAACAGCTAATACTATTCCTATGATAAAAACAAATAAAAATGAGGATGTTGAAAGATTTGTTACAGAATAAATCTGACTATAAACAAGACCTAATATAATACCTGAAATCACTTGTCCAACAGTATGCATATTAGAAATAATACGTTGGATGGAAAAAAGAAAAATGAATAATACACAGATTGGTAATGATATAAATTGATACAAATATAATAAAGAAAAGAAAATGGTACTTGTTTCAGCGTGTCCTGATGGCATACCAATACAACTTACACTATTATATAAAGTATTTTTACAGTTATTTAACGGCCTTTTAATGTCATAATGTAAATAATTTTGAGAAAACTGTTTTTCTAATCCATTTTGAATATAATAATGATATAAAAATATAATAAAAATAATTAATATAATCTTTATTTTTTTATTATCTATATTCATTAATTTCATTATAATAAATGATGATATTAATAATTTTACAAATTAGTAATTTGTTTTATCAATTACAACTTCTTTGGCAATCATTTTAATAATTTTATCTTCTTTTTCTAGATCATTATCTCCAGAACCACCCATAGCTTCAATAATCAATTTGTTATAATGGTCTGAATATTTGGATTCACTTTTACCACAATCTGGATATTTTTCTTTAAACTCATATAAAAGTCTTGAGTTTTTATTGGCAATTTTTTTGATAACCTTTCTGAGTTTAACATTTTCTTCATTTTCTTTTTCCCATTTGTCTTCATCTTTTACATATAAAACTTCTCTCTTTGCATCTGTACAATGAATAGGTCGTTTTGTTTCATCTAATGAATTTAATTTTTTAACTATTATATTTGAAATACCATTAACAAAACCTAGTTTACCAACACACTCTAAATCACATAATTGTAATTTTAATGATTCGACAAAATCGGTAATATTCATTGCATCTTTACATGTTTCATTTAAAAATACATTCAAGTTGAACGTTTTATTATTACTATTAACATTATACGAATTAATAGTATTATTCAGTGGTTGTATTTTTTGACATACATCCAATACCATATTTTTAAGTTCAGAATTCTCTTTAATTAAAAGCATAATTAGGTCTTTATTATTCGTGTCAATGTTTTGTGATGATTCTATGGTGTATGTGCATATTTTTTTATGTTTAGATAATCCCTGACTATACTTGTAGTCCTTTCCACATTCACATTTATACAAATCCTCACCATAAATATTATTTTGCTCTTTTTGCTCTTTTTTGGTATCCAAAATGTATCCAAAATGTATCCTTGAATGCTTACCCGTCAAAATATGACGTTCAAAATTATATTTCTTAAAGCATTTGAAGTGACATTTTTCACAAAAATATTGGTTTTGCTCTTTTTGCTCTTTTTGCTCCTTTTTTGTATCCATAATGTATCCATAGATTTTATTCCTATATTGTTTACAAAATTTAATAAAAATTTTATCGTAACAAAATTTATTTTATTTTTTTAATTGTCAGATGCTAATTTTTCACTATGGTCACAAAAACCGGATATTTATTTTTTTTCGGGAAAATGTTTGGACTTTTCGATTTTGGACATTTATAAATGTCCATTTTCGATTTTCCCGTAGACTTTTGGGTTTTTAAAAATAATTTCCAGCATTTTGTTGAACATTTTTAATTTTGAAGGAAAGTCAAACTTTTATTATATATTGAATAAAATTGAAATATATTTTAATTATATACTTAAAATGACATATTACATAAAATAAATAACTATTAAATATGATATTTTATAAAATGAAAACTGACCTTAAAACTATTATTGTTCCCGAATTATTTTACCTATTACCAAAAGCAGTAAAAGATATTGTATATGAATATAATGTTGATCATCGTTCTCAAATGAAAGAGGTATTAAATCAATTAATAACTTATATATTTTGTAAAAATTGTAATGGAATTATATGTCCTTCTATATTAAATAAAGTTAATTGTTGTAGTTCAGAATGTATGTATGAGTTAATGGATGATAGTGATAGATAAACAAATTATTATTTTTAAACACCAACTTGAATAAGTATATTTCTAATTAACTTAAATATAATTATTTTTATTAATAAAATGAAATATATTTTTTTTCTATTAACTCTATTATTTTTACAAATTTTGTCTTTCAAAGAAATTAAACAAAAACTATGTATTAACTGTAAATATTTCATATCAGATAAACATAATAATAATAAATTTGGTAAATGCTCATTATTTATAAAAGAAAATAATAACAGTATTTACGAGTTAGTTAATGGTATTCGCCAAGATGAAGATATTGAATATCATTATTGTTCTGTATCAAGAAAGCTAGAAAATATGTGTGGTATAGAAGGGAAAATGTATAAAAAAAATATAATAAAATTGAAATAAATTAAATACTTAATCAAATATAATATAATGACTATTATATTGGATCAACCAATAATGAATCCTACTTTTATTTTTGTAGATGGTAGTTATTTTTGTTTTTACAGATATTATGCACTTATTAACTGGTGGAAAAATGCATATCCAGATGAAGAGTTATTAAATCCATTACAAAATGAAATATTCGTGCAAAAATTTAAAAAATTATTTATTGAAAATCTCCAACAAATACCTAAAAAATTAAAGATAGATAAGAAAGTAAATCCTATATTAATAGTTGGTAAAGATTGTAAAAGAGAGAACATCTGGAGAAATGCTTTATATCCGCAATATAAAGCTACAAGAGTTTATGATGAGACATTTATGGGCGGACCCTTTTTTAAAATGGCATATGAAGAAGAATTGTTTCAAAAAGGAGGTGCAAAAGCGCTTTTACACCATCCTAAATTAGAAGCCGATGATTGTATTGCAATATCCGTAAAACATCTTATTCATAAGTATCCAAAATGTGAAATATATATAATCACAAGTGATAAAGATTATTTGCAATTACAATCACATAATGTCCATTTATTTAATCTTGCATATAAAAATATTTCTGAAAAAAATGGTATTATATGTGATGCAAAAAAAGAATTAGAGTTAAAAATTATTATGGGCGATATTAGTGATAACATACCATCCATATTTCCGAAATGTGGCCCAAAAACCGCACTAAAATGCATAGAAAATTCAGAATATTTTGCAAGTAAAATGGCAAATAATGAAGAATATTACAAACAATATGAATTAAATAAGAAGCTTGTCTGTTTTGATTGTATCCCTGAAATTTATATAAATGAATTTATGGACTCATTAAAAATAAAAAGCTAAAATATATATTTTACCACAATATATTTCTACTTAAGTTGTTTGCAGAATATGGATTATTTTTCCAATTTCCTCGCATAGATTTTGTTCTTGTTAAATAATTTTTACGCCTTGTTTTATC